CCTACGACGGCTCGCCCGGTGCGCTACCAACCACGGGGTCCGGTGGGTGTTACAGCCCTTTCGACAACGAAGGCAGGATGTTTTACATGAACCTGTACGTTGCCTCGCAGATCAGCCAAATGTACAGGTTTGACGTAGAGAATCGCGTGTTGTCTGTGTTCACACCAACAGACTTCTTGCAGTCAGGCACTGCTGCGCTGGGGAATCGGGTGGCGTGTTACTGCGCCCTTGACGGCACGGACACTTACGACACGGTGTTCTTGCAGTCACATCTATCCACAATCGCACAAGAATGTGTAGTTTTGGTATGACACTTGCCCACCTCATTACAATGCTCTCCAATCGTTTAGCCGCGCTTAATAGCGCCCATGCAACTGCTGTTGGCCTAGGTAATGTGGATGAGGTTGCAAGGCTTGACGGTGAGATTGAAGAAACCCAAACGACGCTGCGACAACTGCAGGGGATTCAATAATGGCTAAAACCCCGGCTTGGCAGCGTAAAGAAGGTAAGGCAGAGAGTGGTGGGCTTAACGCCAAAGGACGCGCTTCGTACAACAAAGCCAATCCCGGTAAGCCGGGGTTGAAGGCTCCGGCACCCAACCCTAAGACCGAAAAAGATGCAGCACGGCGCAAATCTTTCTGTGCTAGGTCAGCAGGGCAAGCAAAGATGTTCCCCGAAGCCGCAAAAAATCCGGAAAGCCGGTTACGAAAAGCGAGAAAAGCGTGGAACTGCTAAAATGAAGCATGAGTCTAACGATGTGGTCGATGTTGTTAAAAATGTCGGGGACATCCTTTCCGTAGCCACTGTTATAGGTGCGCTGGTAGAAATGCTCCCGTCAATCGCCGCGTTGTTTACAATCATCTGGACTGGTCTGCGTATCTGGGAAACTGAAACGGTCAAGAAGCTGACCGGCAGGGAAGAGTGATGCCTTCCTCATCCAAGAAACAGCACAACTTCATGGCAGCAGTTGCCAAAAACCCGGACTTTGCCAAGAAAGCCGGTGTTCCTTCGTCGGTCGGTTCTGACTTCATCAAGGCCGATAAAGGCCGCACTTTTGGAAAAGGTGGGAAAATCATGGCTAAACCTATGCCTATGTTCGGCGGCAAAGAGTCGTACGCTGAAGAAATGAAAGAAGCCAAGGCTATCAAGTCGGGCAAGATCACGCCGCAGCAGTACGCCAAGGCAGAGGGTAAAGAGAAGACCAAGCCCAAGCAGACCAGCTTCGCCATTGGCGGCGCAATCCCGTCTTTTGGTAGGTTTGGTTCTGCTGGTAGGTATAGCCCTCCTCCCCCTGCTGCTGGTAGGTTTGATGCTGCTGGTAAGTATAGTCCTCCTACCCCTGCTGCTGGTAGGTTTAGCTCTTCTCCTACCCCTGCTCCCGCCATGCAAGCGCCCAACCGTATGCCCGGTGATGAGCCTACGGCGGGGCGCATGCCCCCGCCCCCAATGTCCGCTGCCGGTTCCAACTACGCTGCCGAAGCCGCCAGAGCCGCTCAAATGAGGGAGTATGCAGCGTCCCCCCCGCCGCAACTAGTCCCGACATCTCCCACGCCGCAAGACCCCCGCATGGCGTTGGCACAGGCACGGGTTGCGGAGCAAAAAAACGCTCGATTTGGTCGCGGCGCGCCCCCGCCCCCCACCATGCAGGAGTCGCAAGGGCAGGAACAGGCTATGGCGCGGGCGCAGCAAGGGTTTGATCAGAACCGAAGTGCCGAGATGGCAGCGCAAGCGACCCTACTGCAGAATCAGTACGGTAAAAGCCCGCAAGCCTCACAAACCCCGCAAGCGGCAGATCAGAACCCGAATAACCAATACAATCCGCAAGTTCGGGCTACGCCCGCACCCAACCCCAACATGTCTCAACAGTTTGGTAGTTCGCCACCGCAAAACCAGATGAACCGCCCTGCCCCCGCGTTCAAAAAAGGTGGGTTCATCAAGTCGGCGGATGGTGTTGCCTCGAAAGGCAAGACCAAAGCGCAGCAGTTCTCTTCCGGCGGGCGTGTGTCGAGTCGGGCTGACGGTATCGCTACCAAAGGCAAGACTCGCGGAAAGATGTGCTGATCATGCGTCCCAGCAGAGGTATGGGGGACATCAACCCCAGCAAAATGCCGAAAGGTAAGCGCACCAAACGCCGGGACGACACCGACTTTACGCAGTACGCCGAAGGGGGGCAGGTGGGTCTGTACGACAACATCCACGCCAAACGTAAGCGTATTGCGGCTGGTAGCGGGGAGAAAATGCGAAAGCCCGGTACTAAAGGTGCTCCGACGGCACAAGCGTTTATGAAGTCTGCCAAAACAGCGGGGGTTTGATGACTACGTCAGGTGTTGCCGATTTTGACATGAGCTTCACGGACATCGCTGAAGAGGCATTTGAACGTGCCGGCGGTGAGTTGCGTAGTGGCTATGACCTCAGGACGGCGCGCCGCAGCATGAACTTGCTCACCATCGAGTGGGCAAATCGTGGCATCAACATGTGGACCATCGAGCAGGGGTCCATCCCGTTTGTAGCGGGCACCAACACCTACGCTCTGCCGACAGATACCATCGACGTACTGGAGCATGTTATCCGCACCAGTCCCGGAGTGGCAGCAACGCAGGTGGATACGACCATCACGCGCATCAGCGTGTCTACCTACTCCAGCATCCCCAACAAGTTGCAGCAAGCGCGGCCCATTCAAGTATGGGTGCAACGGCTCCGTGGTGCCCCGCAAATCACCGTCTGGCCGACTCCAGACCAAGGAACGGCGCTCGACCCTTTCTACACGTTCGTCTACTGGCGGCTGCGTCGGATCGAAAACGCTGGCAATGGTGTCGAGACGCCTGACATGAACTTCCGTTTTCTGCCCTCGCTTGTCTCAGGATTGGCTTACTATCTGGCTATGAAGATTCCGGAAGGTATGGAACGACTGGATATGCTCAAGCAGGAGTATGAACAGCAGTTTGATCTGGCGGCTGGTGAGGATCGTGAAAAAGCAGCGGTCCGGTTTGTGCCGCGTAACATGTTCATTGGCTAATTGTGGCTAATCAATTTGCGTCAGGTAAGAAGGCTATTGCGGAGTGCGACCGGTGCTCTCTGCGGGTGAAGCTCAAAGACCTACGCAAGCTGATCATCAAGACCAAGCAGATCAGCATCAAGGTTTGCCGTGAGTGTTGGGAAGAAGATCATCCGCAGTTGCTGCTGGGCATGTACCCGATCAGCGACCCTCAGGCGCTTAGGGAACCTCGTAGGGACAACAGCTACATCACCTCGGGACTCTTGGCTAACGGGCAGCAGGGGGAAGGTAGCCGGAACATTCAGTGGGGCTGGAACCCGGTTGGCGGGGCATCCGCTAACGATGACGGGCTAACGCCTAACAGTCTTGTTGCTGAAGGTGAAGTTGGTACCGTAACGGTAACTGTAACTTGATAGGGAGTTGATATGGACAAGATGCGTGAAGTGGCGAAGAAAGAAGTCAGAAAGCATGAGAAGACCATGCACGGCAAAGCCTTCAAGAAGGGCGGACCGACTTCGGAAGATCGCATGAAGTATGGCCGGAACATGTCACGTGCCATGAGCCAACGGAGCAAATAATGGCTAAGTTCAGCAAGAAGGTCATGGGCAAAGAGATCGGGGACGCTGCTGTCTATGCCAAGCCGCATACGATGAGTGGTAAGCCCGTGACTGCGTCCCCCAACCCCGGCAAACGAACGTCCGAATGGAAGGCCAAGAAAGACTGGTCTTCGATGGATGGATTCACTGAGGGTCAGAACGGCGATGCCAAGACCACCGGGATCAAGATTCGCGGCACTGGATGCGCCACCAAGGGCGTGATGGCTAGGGGTCCGATGGCATGAACTATGCGGAGCTTGTAACGGCGGTTTCCGACTATTGCGAAAACACTTTCGATACGTCGGACATGAACACGTTCATCAAGCAGGCGGAAACGCGCATCTACAACTCCGTGCAGTTTCCGTCGCTCAGGAAGAACGTGGTAGGCACTACCACGATCAGTAACCCGTACTTGTCCGCCCCTGATGACTTTCTGTCGGTGTTTTCGATTGCGATCATCAGCCCCACGGGGGAGTACTCGTTCCTGTTGAACAAGGATGTCAACTTCATCCGCGAAGCCTACCCCAACCCCAGTACCACGGGTATCCCCAAGCACTACGCCATCTTTGGCCCCCGGACTGCTGCTCCCACAGAACTCACGTTCTTGCTTGGCCCCACACCCGGATTGGCGTACTCCACGGAGTTGCACTACTACTTCTACCCGGAGACGATTGTCACTGCCTCTACTACGTGGCTTGGGGACAACTTTGATCCGGTGCTTCTGTACGGCACGTTGGTGGAAGCCTACACCTTCATGAAGGGTGAGGCGGACATGCTGGCGTTGTACGATGGCAAGTATAAGGAAGCGCTTGCTCAAGCTAAACGTCTTGGCGACGGGCTGGAACGTCAGGATGCGTACCGTACCGGACAGGTGCGAATTTCGGTCACCTAAGGAAAAGAAATGCCGATCACCCAAGCAATGACTACCTCGTTCAAAGTGGGCGTGCTGCGAGGCACGTTTAACTTCGACACGGGTACTTCTCAAGTGTTCAAGATGGCGCTGTACACCAGCACCGCTACGCTGGATGCCACGACCACTGCCTACAGCGCCACCAACGAGGTGGTCGGCACGGGGTATACCGCTGGTGGGGCTACGGTAACGGTGTCTACGGTACCAACGTCTACGAGTACTACAGCGTTCCTATCGTTCACAGACGCCTCATGGACTACGGCTACGATCACGGCAAGGGGCGCGCTAATCTACCTTTCTAACGGGGGCACTAACCCCTCAATCGCTGTTTTGGACTTCGGCACTGATAAGACCTCTACCGGGGCTACGTTCACGGTACAGATGCCTGTCGCCAACTCCACTACTGCGATTATTCGGATTGCTTGATGGATGAACCTGTCTACGACGGTCGGGTTGCGCCGCTCTGGGGCGGGGAGGGTGGCGGGCTGTATTTTCGTTCGCATGGCCCCCTGCCAGCCGGCGCGGTGCATCACGGGCATCGGCACCAGCAGGACCACTGGACGCTAGTCCTGTCGGGCAGTGTTCGTGTACGTTACCGCAGCGCCTCGGCCGGCGATGTCGAGCAGAGCGCGGTGTTCATCGCACCGTACAAGTTCGTGGTGGCGGCAGACGTTTACCACGAGATCGAGTCTTTGCAGGACGGGACCGTCTGGTCTTGCATGTTTGTGGTCTCGGCTGAAAGCGACACCCGTGCGGTCGCATACCACGCGGAGCGCCCAGAAGACCCGACGGAGGCATTCGATGGCTGAACTGCTGATCCGCGTGGCGGACAAAACTTCTCCCGATGCAGACAAAAATGAATTGCTGACAAAAGCGGGTGATGTCATCTGCGTGTGTCCGGATGGTTGGCCTTGGTCGGCAGCAGAGCGAAGCAACCCCGAATGGCGTATCGTGCGCCTGCCCGGTATTGCACCATCGACGTTTACGGACTTACTTGAGCCTGAGATGGGGGCCAATAACGCGATGACGCGGAAAAGGGCGCGGGGGCTTAACGTCAAGGCAGCCGCGTTTAAAGCGCTGGCCTTGAGTTCCTCACCGGTCACCCTGTCGGCCGGCGCGCGGACTGCTTTCCTAGCAGCTAGGAAAACCAAGCCAGCACGCGGGAACAATCCGGTTGTTATCGGGTAACAATGCCCACTATTGTCACCAATTCGATTGGAACCGCCAGCAGGACGTACTCCACCCTGCAAGCGTGGGAAGACGCCTGCCCAGCGAATCTGGTAACCGCTGATCAAGTGTGGAAGGGCGAGTGCTACAACGATAGCGAGTTTACCGCCAGCAGCGCCACTTTGCTAAACATTAGCGGCATGACGACTGACGCCACTCGGTATGTGTGGCTAACCGCTGCCAGCGGACAATCGTTTGCAGACCACGCCAACAAGCTGACAAACCCGCAGCGGTATGATCAGACCAAAGGGGTTGGCTTAAGAATCACGGGGAACTACTCCCAACTGGTCACTACCGGAACCGTTAATGTACTAATCGAGCGGCTTCAGTTTTATTACGATTCTGTATACGGGTCTAATTACTACCCCGGTATTGGAGGTAACTCTGGCTCCAGTCTTACGATTAGACAATGTATTGTACAAACAAGGCAGGGCGCAGGCGCGGGGTATATGCTGCGTGCCGGGACGATTGTTAACTGCACGGTAATTGCAAAGTTCACAGGCCCGCAATCTCTCATCAATCTGGATAACGGAACTGTTCGTGATTCTACAGTCGTCAAAGCCAGCGATGCTCCTGCTAACACTGCTTTAGGAATTGTCCGTGCGTTTAACCCCAACAGCGTAACGGTAGTAAACGTTGGTATTTTTGGGTTCACCAGCAGGGCGGTTAGTAGCGATACGCTAAATGCTGCATCCACAAAAATCTATACCGATGATGCCAGCTTACCGGGGGGCACAAGCAACGCCACCGGCCTGACGTATTCAGCCCAGTTCCAGAACACTACCAACGCTGGGGCTGACTTCCGGACAAAAGCCGGCAGTAATCTGATCGGCAATGCGAACCGAGACGCTGCGTACACTTTTGATCTTGACGTAGTAGGACAGACACGAAGTCTGACCACTCCAACCATTGGCGCATGGGAGGTTGTTTCTTCCGGTGGGGTTACAGTCAATACCACGGGTGTTACCGGTACGGGCGCAGTAGGCACGGTAACTGCCACAGGCGCATCGACTTATACAGCTTCCGGCGTATCTGCCACAGGTTCTGTTGGCACGGTAACTGCAACGGGGGCTTCTACCTACACCGCTTCAGGCGTTTCTGCCACAGGCTCAGTAGGCACGGTAACTGCAACGGGGGCGTCGGCATATACGGCTTCAGGCGTTTCCGCCACAGGCGCAGTAGGCACCGTTACGGTGGCTACAGCCAGCGGTGTAACGGTCAGCGCTACCGGAGTATCGGCTACTGGTGCGGTAGGAACGGTAACAGTCACGGGCGCAGCCAACTACGTCCCCGCTGGCGTCACTAGCATTGGCTCAGTAGGTACGGTAACTGCCACTGGGGCTGCTACCTACACGGCTTCGGGAGTCAATGCTGCCGGATCGGTGGGTACGGTCACCATCACTGGCGCATCGATTTACACAGCTTCAGGTGTTACTGGCACGGGTGCAGTCGGCACGGTCACGGCTATCACCGACCCTAACATTTTCGTGCTGGTCTCCGGTGTCTATGCAGTGGGTGCCGTCGGCACAGTTAACGTGTGGAGTTCTATCAACGACACACAAACACCCAACTGGCAGACCCCTAGTACAACTCAAACGGCTGCGTGGGGGGCTAGCAGTACCTCGCAAACCCCCAACTGGCAGGTTTCCAGCACTACCCAAACCCCTGCGTGGACTCAAACAAGTACGGTACAATCGCCAAACTGGCAATAGTTAGGAATACCCATGCCCACTTCATATACCTCTAACCTCCGTTTGGCGCTCCCGACCACGGGAGAACTGTCAGGTACGTGGGGGGATACGGTCAACAACTCCATCACTTCTCTGCTGGATGATGCGGTTGGCGGGTACGTCGCTGTTACGATCACGCCCACAGCGAACAAACAGGCCCTTACTGCTGTTGACGGGGCTGCGGATCAAGCGCGTAACGCGGTCCTTAAGCTGAATGCGGGAACGGTCTCCGCAGCCTTTGAGTTGTACGCCCCTCCGACTGAGCGTACGTATGTTGTCTGGAACAACTCGGGTTACTCCTGCACGTTATACGTAGCCACTGTAGCTGGCGGCACTACGGCAGCAGGATTGGGCGTGGTCATCCCCAACACCGCCAAGATGACGGTGTATCTGGACGGCACCAATGTGGTTGAGCAAGTCAACTACATGACCAATCTGGCGCTCAGCAGCGCGCTCCCGGTTACTTCTGGCGGCACAGGCCAGACCAGTTATGCCGTAGGCGATGTGCTTTACGCCTCTACCACCACGGCGCTCTCCAAGCTCGCTGACGTTGCAACCGGTAACGCGATTATTTCCGGAGGGGTTGGGGTCGCTCCCAGCTACGGAAAAATTGGTCTGACTACCCATGTCAGCGGCACGCTGCCCGTCGCCAACGGCGGTACTGCCCTGACAACTATTGCGGCGCGTTCGATCCCTGTCGCTAACGCACTAGATACCTACACGACGGTGACGCCCGCAGCCGGTCAGTCAATCCGCATCAACGCAGGCAACACAGCTTGGGAGGCTTACACGCCGGCTGCTGGTGGTACGGGCACTGTTTCTAGCGTTTCTGTAGTGTCTGCAAACGGTCTTGCGGGCACGGTGGCAAACGCCACCACAACTCCCGCTATCACTCTGACAACGTCTATTACAGGCGTCCTTAAAGGGAACGCCACTGCCATTAGTGCTGCCACTGCCGGTACTGACTATGTTGCCCCCGGTGCGGTTACTACTAACGGCATCACGATGTCCACGGCGAGAATGCTTGGACGTAGTACAGCTTCAACCGGAGCAGTGGAAGAGATTACCGTCGGTTCTGGTTTGAGTCTTTCGGCGGGGACGTTGTCGGCTACTGGATCAGGAGCAGCCCTTAGCGCCGTAACCGCTGCAACCACTAGCGCTACGCTCGCCAACGGAAACAACCCAATTGTTTGGAACTGGACGCAGACCACTGCGGCGCAAACGGGTTTCGCTATTGGTGAAACTACGGCTTCAACCAGTGGAGCGGGCAGTCAGTATCTGTATACCGTGGGCACACTGGCAAGTTCTACAGCAAATCCATTTCGAGTGCGAACTCGGGGTGTGGACACAATCGATATCTCGCGTACAGGTGCCGTTACCATAACTGGTTTGAATGGTACGGCGGGTAGTGGCACTACGGGGAGTACTCTAAGTTTTACAGCGGGGCAAGGAGCTTCTACTTCTGCCGGCGGTGCTGTCACTATCACCTCAGGTGCTGGCGGCGCAACTTCTGGAACATCTGGAGCAGTGACAGTAGCGTCTGGTACGACTTCCGCCGTTTCTGGAGATGTTGATATTCGCTCAGGGGCTGCGGTTACGGGTTCGGGTAACGTAAATATCACTGTTGGTAATTCTAGTACTTCTACTGCGGGCATTCTCACATTACAAGGTGGGACAAGTAGCACCACCCAAAGTTTCAATTCTGGGGGCATCGTCCTTCAGGGTGGATCGGTCACCACTGCATCTGTTGCCGGGGGACCGATCTCCATAACTGGTGGTCAGGGCGGTACAACAACGACCGGGGGGGTTGGCGGCGGGATTAGCTTAAATGCGGGAGCAGGAGGTCTTGCCGCTGCTGGTGGGACTACTTTAGTTAGAGGGGGCCAAGGCGGGCCAACTGGAACTGGGGGGGCAACAACTCTTTCCGGCGGGGTTGGCGGGTCTACTTCTGGCAATGGCGGTTCAGTCACAGTCCAAGGCGGGAATGCTACTACCAGCGGTAACGGGGGCACTGCGACGGTTATAGCAGGCAATAGGGCGGGCACCGGAGCAGGTTCTAGCGTTTCAATCACTGCGTCCAACGGCATCACAACGGGCGCAGGTGGCGGTGTTTCGATCACGGCTGGTAACGGTGTTTCCGCAGTGGGTGGCGATATCACGCTGACTACTGGAACGGGCAGCACGCAAGGTGCAATCAATTTCGTCAACACCAACGTCGCTAACGGGGCTGTTGCTACGACGGTAACTTCGCTTGGTCCTACGGGGTCAAGCACCACGATTCAAGGCTGGCTGGCTATTAAAGTGGGCGGCACTGCCCGATACATTCCTTTTTGGTGAGATAAAACATGGCTGACTATCAAGAAACTCCGGTATCTGGCACTTCCTACGTTCGCGCCAATAGCGTTCTGTTGGAGAACCCCAAAAACGGTGCCAGAAACATCATTTTTGCGGAAGAGCGTTGGTATAGCTTGGGAGACGGTACTTCGGTAGCCGCACAGCTTGGGCAGCTTTCCGTACCGTTTGATCCGGCCGGCACGATTGAAGTGCTGAATCCGTACACTGGGCTACCCACTGGGGCAACCGCTACGCAGGGAGAAGTCTATGCCTTGGTCTATTCCTTCTATGTTCAGGAAGCCACCAAGCGCGATGCGCAAGCAAACCCTGTGCAAGAAAACCCTTGACATAGGTAACATATGAGCCGCGCTTGGGGTCATGAAGTCTTCATCGCTGTAGACCAGTTGGTCAACGCGGTTTTGGCGGGCTACGCAGACGAAACGATCAGTGCTCGCAGCTACCGGCTTGGCCGGCGCGACAGTGACGCAGGTGTGTGGGGTCGGTGGCGCATTGCGTGGGTGGTGATCGATGTGCTCTTTTACTGGCAAGACGCCTATATCTGGGTAAAATTCAAGCGGTGGCCCTATAAAGGGCACTGCGAGCGCGCCTACGATCAAGAAGTACATCGGCTGCAGCTTCCGCCAGAATATAGGGTCTAACATGCTCGAAATCCTGTCTTTCATCACGGGCTTCCTTGGCCCCGCCGTCCCGCAAATTTTCAAGTGGTTTGAGCGCAAGCAGGAGTACGCGCATGAACTGGCGCTGATGGACTTGCGACTCAAGCAGGGCGCTGCGGAGCACCTGTGGAAGATGGAAGAGATCAACGCCAACGCCGACATCGCTGAGATGCAGACGCTGCGCCTGCCGCAGCAGTCGTTTGGTGTGCAACTTCTGGATGCTGGCAAGGCGTGGGTGGAGAGCAAAAGCTGGGGCGCTGCGGCAATCATGCCGGTGTTCTATCTGTTTGCACTGCTGGACTTCGTGACCGGCATGGTTCGGCCGTCGGTAACATACGCCGCCTTCGGGTTTTACATGGTCTACAAGTGGACGCTGTTCCACTCACTCGCCATTGTTTCGGGGCGTGAAGCGGCGATTCTGGCGACATGGTCTGAGCAGGACTGGGCGGTGCTACTGCTGGTGCTGGGCTACTACTTCGGTCAGCGGACGATGAAAGCCGTGTTTGGCGGATCGACCGGGACCACGCGGCGCGATGGATGAGGTTGTCGCGCTGGCTAGGGACTTGGCGCGCCCCTTCGAGGGACTGCATCGGGTCGGTGCCGACGGACTCATCTACCCCTACTACGACCCGGTAGGGTTCCCCACGATTGGGTGGGGGCGGCTCCTTTCCCGCGTCCCCTATGAGGCGCTGAGCAAGTTCGCGCCCATTACCCGTGAGGAAGCAGACCTCTTCTTCGCGCAAGACATGACGAAGGCGTATCGGTCCGTCCAGCGGTTGATCACGACCGGCCTGACCATCGAGCAGGCGGCAGCGCTTGCCGACTTCGCCTACAACGTGGGTGCCGGGAACTTGGAGATCAGCACGCTGCGCCGCAAGCTGAACCGGGGCGACTACGAAGGTGCAGCGGACGAACTACCTCGCTGGTCGATGGCACGGGGGGTGAAGCTGCCCGGATTGGTCAGACGACGCGCAGCAGAGCGGAACCTGTTCCTCAAGGACTAGTCATGGCACTAAAAGCACTCAAGATTCGGCCCGGTGTGGACAGGGAGAACACTCGATACTTTAACGAGAGCATGTGGTATGAGTCCGACAAGGTGCGGTTCCGTGCGGGCACGCCTGAGAAGATCGGCGGCTGGGCGCGTATCTCTGCGGATACGTTCCTTGGTGTCTGCCGGTCTATCTGGCTGTGGGTGACGCTGGCGGGGCTGCAACTGCTGGGCCTAGGTACGAACATCAAGTTCTACATTGGGCGTGGGGGTAGCTACTATGACATCACGCCGCTGCGCTCGACGGTAACGCTGGGGGCCAACCCCTTTGCCACCGTAAGCGGGTCACCTACGGTCACGGTTACTTCAGCTACGCATGGCGCTACAGCAGGCAGCTATGTCACATTCAGTGGCGCTACCGCAGTGGCGGGGCTTACGCTTAACGCTGAGTACCAAATCCAGACGGTCATCAACGTCAACAGTTTCACCATCACCGCTAGCGCTAACGCTTCCTCGACCACCACTGGAGGTGGTGCCGTTGTTGTCGCGGAGTATCAAATCAACATAGGCTTAGCCATTCAGACGCCCCTGTCAGGCTGGGGGTCCGGGTTCTGGGGGCTAGGCACTTGGGGGACCGGACTAGGCATTGTAGAGCCTCTGCGGCTCTGGTCGCAGTCCAACTTCGGTGAAGACCTTGTGTTCAGCCCTCGTGGCGGCGGCTTGTACTACTGGGATGCCTCTGCGGGTACGGGCGTGCGTGCGGTCAACGTGACGACCATGTCTGGTGCGTCCAATGTGCCCACCATTGTGAACACGGTCATGGTGTCCGACACCTCCCGCTTCGTCCTTTGCTTTGGGTGCAATGATCTAGGGGGGACTACCCTTGACCCCATGCTTATCCGGTGGTCGGATCAAGAAGACGTAACCATGTGGACCCCCTCGCCCACTAATCAGTCGGGCAGCATCCGGTTGTCCCACGGGTCCGAGATTGTTACCGCCCTCCAAAGCCGCCAAGAGATCATGGTGTGGACGGACTCCTCGCTGTACTCCCTGCAGTTTCTCGGAGCGCCTATCGTGTGGGGTTCCACCCTGCTGGGCGATAACACTTCGATCATTAGCCCCAACAGCGCGGTGTTTGCGTCAGGCGTGGCGTACTGGATGGGTGACGACAAGTTCTACACGTACCAAGGCAAGATCAACACCCTGCCCTGCTCGCTGCGTCAGTACGTGTTCAGTGACCTCAATAAGCAGCAAGCCAACCAAATCTGCGCCGGCACCATCGAGCAGTACAGCGAAGTCTGGTGGTTCTATCCTTCCGCCAACTCTACGGTTATCGACAAGTATGTCGTCTATAACTATTTGGAACAGACATGGTATTACGGTACCATGGGGCGCACCGCATGGATCGATGCCGGCGCGGGGTCTAACTACCCTATTGGGGCCACCTACCTTAACAATCTGGTCCAGCACGAAGTGGGTGTCGATGATGTGTCGGGTGCTCTTCCTGTGGCGATGGAATCCTATGTCGTATCAGGCGAGTTCGACATCGAAGATGGGCAGTCTTTAGGGTTTATCTGGCGGATGCTGCCTGATGTGACGTTCCGCAACTCTACGAGCAACACCCCGCAACTGACGCTTTCGGTGTTACCGATGCTTAACTCCGGGTCCGGATACACTTCGCCCCCGTCGGTGGCTGGTAGTGCGGATGCTGCGGTCGCTAGGATTGGCACTTACACCGTCGAGCAGTTTACCGGTCAGATTTACACGCGCATTCGGGGTAGGCAGATCGTGTTCAAGGTGCATTGCGACCAAGTAGGCACCCAGTGGCAGCTTGGACTGCCCCGAATTGACATCAAGCCTGATGGCAGGCGTTGACATGGCTCAACTTACCCCTCCGAAAGCCCCCAGTCTACCGCTGGCAACAGATGAGTATGAGCGGGACCGTCAGAACGACTTCTCCAACGTCCTGCGGCTCTATTTCAACCAACTGGACAACGCCTTTCGGCAGATTCTGCTGGGCTTCAACAACTACGGCACGTTCTACAGTACGGTAACCCAGACCAATCCTGTAGCTAACGCTGCCAATCTGATTACTTTCAACACTACCGATGATGCCTACGGAGTGTCTATTGATACGACCGTGACTTCTAGGGTCAAAGTAACCAAGAACGGCGTTTATGGGTTTCAGTTGCTGGCGCAAGCGGATCACACGGGGGGTGGTAAGTCTCTGTTCTATCTGTGGGCGCGAGTTAACGGGGTGAATGTCCCTCAGTCAACAGTTAAAATTCGTATTGCCACGCAAGAGGAAACGGTGATTCCGTGGAACTACCTGCTGGGATTGCAGTCAGGGGACTACGTAGAGTTTGCTTGGTCTAGTTCTGACACCTCCGGTAGGTTGCTCGCGCAAGCGGCAGCAGCGCCTGTGCCCGCAGTACCCTCCGTTACCCTAGCTGTTACGTATGTGTACCCCGGTAATCCGGTCTAATTGGTAAGGAGTAGTCATGGCGTTCAACCTCCCAAACAACTACCTGAGCATGTCGCAGGAGGAACTGCTTGACTACCTCCGTAATGATCCGACGCTTCAGCGGCGTTCTGTTGGACGGACTTTAGTGGGTGGTGAGGGTGCCGGCCCGACCTATGACTACGGAGACTTGCGCCCAATTGGCATGGAGCGTGCAGCGGGAGAAGGGGTCAATCCTGAAGATGTGCTTCCTACAGGTTACACCGCAGGGCTGACGGACATCTTTGACCCTTCATACGAAGGGGGTCGATTCGGACGCTACATTGGTGACTACGACACCGAAGGGAACCTGCTTAGAGACTCTGTCCGGTTTGAGCAGGGGCAGCGGCATGAAGGTTTTGTCAATGAGAATATGGAATGGCTCGGCCCGCTACTGGTGGCAGCGGCGGGGGGAGCGGGTGCGTTGTTCGGTGGTGGTGCTGCTGGCGGTGCTGGGGCACTAGCGGGAATGACTCCGGCGGAAGTGGCTGCGGCTTCTGCGGCAGCAGCGGCAGAAACTGCTGGTGTCGGTGGTGCACTAGGTGGTATGACGGCTGCGGAAGTGGCTGCGGCTACTGCGGCAGCAGCGGCAGAAACTGCTGGTGTCGGTGGTGCACTAGGTGGTATGACGGCTGCGGAAGTGGCTGCGGCTTCTGCGGCAGCAGCGGCAGAAACTGCTGGTGTCGGTGGTGCACTAGGTGGTATGAC